TTTTTTATTCTCAGGATCGTCATGTCTACATTTTTAAGCTTAGTGAATAGAGTGAACAGAAGGGTTAATGAGGTAGAACTCACTAGCTCTAATTTCGCTTCAGCGGATGGCTTCTACGCTACAGCTAAAGATGCTGTGAATGACGCTCTCTTCCGTATCGACCAACACCAATTCCAATGGCCGTGGAACCACAGCACTCACACAGAGACCCTCGTAGCAGGGACCAACAGGTACGACTTTCCCGCTAACACCAAGCTGATTGACTTTGACAGTTTCAGGGTACAGAGAAACGACACCTTTGGTAATGAAACACAGTATTTAGCTAAAAAAGATTACGAAGAGTACTTGAAATCGTATGCCGATGTAGAGTATAATACAACTGACACATCTATTAGGCAACTGCCAAGGTATGTAGCTCAGTCCCAGTCTATGGACTACGTTGTCTACCCCGTACCTGATGAAGCCTACGACCTAGACTTCGAACTTTATTCCCTCGCCACTGAACTCACCGCTCACGGAGACACAACCTTAGTTCCAGATAACTTTGATAATGTTATCACCAATGGCGCTATGGAGTTTGTTTATGATTTCAGAGGAGACCTAGACACCTCCCAGAAGTTTGCTAGGAAGTTCGAAGACGGTATCAATGAGATGCGGACTATCTACATTAACAGACAGAGTGCCGTAAAAGACACAAGGCTCCCTTCCAGATCAGGTAGAGCACCAACTCACGTGAGAATCTAATATGCCAACACGGTGGGAAACACTCCCCATTGAGGTCTCTGGAGGGTTAATCTCCAACCTCCCTCCTATCCAACAAGGCTTAAAGCGTACTGGGTCTGCTATCAGGCTCCAGAACTTTGAACCCTCTGTTGAAGGAGGCTACAGACGAATTAATGGGTACGCTAAGTGGGACTCCGCTGTGGTACCTAACTCTGGTCAAATCTTCGGCGTTACTTTCTTTGAAGGTGACGTTATTGCTGTGAGAGGGGCTGACGTATACACCTCTGTGGGCGCAGGCTGGACTTCCATTCAGGGAAGCAGAACTCATACCACAAAACATAGGTTCCACCAGTACAACTTCGATGGCACTAAGAAGGTTGTAGCCACGGATGGGGTGAACTACCCTTGGTCTTGGGATGGCACTACCTTCACTAACATCAACGCCACGACAGACGTACAGGGAGCCTCTCACGCTGTAGACTTCAAGAACCACATGTTCTACGCTAAAGGTAACCTAGTTACCTTCTCCGAGCCTTTCGATGAAGAGGCTTTCAGTACTGGCTCTGGGGCTGGGTCCTTCCAAGTGCAGGACCCCGTGACTGGCTTCAAGGTCTTTAGGAGTAGGCTGTTTATCTTCACTGAGAAGCAGATTAAAGTAGTAGACGGGTCTTCTTCTTCTGACTTTGTTATGTCGTCCGTATCCGAAGATATCGGTTGTGTGGCAGAAGATACAATCCAAGAGGTTGGTGGGGACGTTATGTTCCTAGCGCAGGATGGTCTAAGACTCCTTGGGGGTACTGAAAAAATCGGTGACTTCTCTAACCTCCTAGCGAGTAAAGAGATTCAATCTGACGTCAATGACCTTGCAGCCTTCTACACCTCCTTCTCTAGTGTTGTCGTGAGGCAGAAATCCCAGTACAGACTTCTTGGCTTTACTTCCGGCAGGGACAACACAGACACAGACGGTGTTCTTGGTGCTCAGATTGACGGTACAATAAACTCCAGCGGTTTCGAGTGGTCCAAAACAAGAGGTCTCAAAGCTTACTCGTCTGATAGTGTAGTTTACGAAGGAGAAGAGTACATTATCTTCTGCGATGAAAGTGACTACGTTTACCGCATGGAGAATGGAGCCTCTAACTACGATGGCACCGCTATCCAGTCTTCCTACTGGACACCTTACGTCTCTTTCAACGACCCAATGTACCGAAAGACTCTCCATAAGGCTGATTTCTACATTACTCCAGAGGGGAGTGTTTCAGGGACAGTCTCTGTTAACTTCGACCTAGGGAACACCAACAAGATTCAACCAGCAGCTAAGACCTTTGGGGCATCAGCGGGCGGCGAGGTGTTCGGAGGGGCCGTCTTCGGTAGCGCTGTTTTCGAGAAAACAGTAGACACTAAGATGTCTCTTATGCTGGTAGGCTCTGGGTTTAACGCTTCGTTCCAATTTGAGTTCACAGAAGACAACGACCCCTTCATTATTGACACCATCTTGGTGGCCTTCAAAACAAACGATAGGAAATAACTATGGCAGGTTACACAAGGACAGATACCTCCAACGATATTGCAGACGGTAAGGTTGTAAACGCTGCCACCTTTGACGCTGAATACGACGCCATTGAGGCTGCTTTCAACAACTCCACAGGTCACACCCACGATGGGTCTTCCGCTGAAGGTGCCCCCATCACTGTTGTAGGGCCTGCTCAGGAGTACGTCGCAGACGGTTCTGACTTCTACCCTAAAACTGACAACACCTATGACCTAGGTAAAACAGGGAATGAGTGGAAGGACCTCTACGTAAATGGGGTGGCTTACCTAGACAGCATTGAAGGCCCTCTCACGGGTAACGCTGATACAGCTACAGCCCTAGAGACTGCCCGAGACTTCTCAATCTCCGGTGGGGCCACTGCCTCTGCTGTGTCGTTCGATGGTACGGGTAATATCGACTTAGACATCACAGTCACTGATGATGGACACAACCACACCTTGAGTACTATTACAGACTCTGGTACAATTGCTGCACAGGATGCTGACGCAGTTAACATCGACGGCGGTGCTGTAGATGGGACTACTTTAGGGGCCACTACCCCTTCTTCTGCTGTAGTCACAACTCTCAATGCCACTGGCGCTCTAGGGACAGACCTTAAGAGCACTCTCATTGACCTCCTGTACCCTGTAGGGTCTATCTACATTGAAACCACTGGAACTAACCCTAACACAACCTTTGGAACTGGTACTTGGGCAGCACACGCCGCTGGTAGAGCACTTGTAGGGGTTGGGGACAACGGTGAAGAGACTTGGACGGAGGGGCAAGAGGAAGGCTCTGAGACCCACACTCTCACCACTGGAGAGCTTCCTGCTCACGGGCACCTCTTCACGGGCACAGGCACAACCAACACCGCCGGGGCGCACACCCACTCCATTGAGAGAAACGCCTCCGGTACCACTGGTGCCTTTGGTACGGGTTTTGCTGCTTTTAACTACGATGGGAACAACAGTGGGCCTATTACAACCTCATCTGCTGGTGACCACTCCCACACTGTAACAGTAACAGGTACGACTAATAACGAAGGAAGTGGTGCCGCCCATAACAACCTCCAGCCCTCCATTGGTGTGTATGTTTGGAAAAGGACTGCCTAATGGAATTTAAAGGTTTCACCCCCGACCAACAGTTTAAGTTGCTCTCTGGTCTAGGATACTCAGGCCCTAGTGATCAAGATGAGATGGAAAAGTTTATGGCGGCTACCCCAAGCGCTGCTGTGAAGATGGGACGGTACGCTAAGAAAGCTGCTGAACGCCTTAAGAGTGTGCAAGGGTTTAACGATGGTGGTCTTGTCTATGACAACCTAGATGCCGCCCAAACAAATTACGTTAACGCCCTAAACACAGGGGACCCAACCACTATCTCTAACGCAGAGACCACTTTGGGGACTGCCAGTCAGATTTATTCCGCTGACAACGTAATGACCCCGGCAGAGGCTACCGCAGAGGCTGTAAAGAACCCTCAGAACCTTGTCACCCCTGCTAACGTCGCCCAGATCGTAGAGACCCCCGGTCAGATCATTGCAGATGGCACTGGTCAGGATACGACTAAAGAAGAAGGTACAGTAACCACTGTAGGTGCCGCAGAAGAGGCCACAGCGGCTGATAGGACTGACGCTAACACCTACGATGCCTCTCAGGTATCTGATCAGGTGCAGACAGCCACAGACGGCCTAGAAGCAGCCACAGCGGACCCCACAGCAGCAGCCACAGTACAGGGGCAACTTGAGAGCCTCATGGCTGATTTTGAGGGTGGAGAGACACCCCCTTGGGCTTCTGGTGCTATGCGTAATGCCATGGCTCTTATGCAGAAGAGGGGTATGGGTGCAAGCTCTATGGCAGGTATGGCGGTCACTCAGGCTGCTATGGAGAGTGCTATTGCCATTGCAAGCCAAGATGCCTCCACCAATGCTCAATTCGAGATGCAGAACCTGAATAACACACAGCAGGTTGCCATCTTCAAGACACAGCAAACTCTCGCTGGGATGTTCTCGGATCAGGCTGCTGATAATGCTGCCAAACAGTTTAACGCTGCAAGCCAGAACCAAGTGGACCAGTTCTTTGCTGACCTTGAGTCCGTTACTAGCCGCTTTAATGCAGACCAAATCAACACCATTATGAAGTTCAATGCTGGTGAAGAGAACGCTATGGAGCAATTCAATGAGTCCCTACAGGCTCAAAGAGACCAGTTCAACGCATCAAACGACCTAGTGATTGCTCAGGCTAACGCCCAGTGGAGACAGAACATCTCTACTATTAACACTCAGGCCCAGAACGATGCTAACCTACAAGCCGCTCAAGCTGCCAATGAGATGACTGCTAGGGCTATGGATCAGATTTGGCAGAAGGAACGGGATATTATGGCCTACGCCTTCCAAGCCTCTGAGAACTACGAGCAGAGAAGCCACGACCTACTGATGGCTGATAAAAGTGTAGAAGCAGAAGCAGACGCTTCAAAGAAAGAGGCTATTGGATTTCTAGCCGGAAAGTTGTTGTTCGGATAATGTACGAAAAATCTTATCAAAAAGCTATCGTAGAAGCAGACCGTATTAGAGCAAGAGCCGTAGATGGTTCCACTCAGAGTGAGGCTTCTTCTGCCTTCTTCCAAAGGAAGCCTTCTGGCGGTCTAGCCGCTGGGCTACAGGCTGCTGATGCCTCCACTCAGGAACAGATGGAAGACCCCAATCAGATCGCTCTGGAGTACCTCTCCATGCTTAGAGCTAACATGACCCTCCCTGAGGAAGATCATAAGCCTCTTATCAAAGGTGAACCGGGTAAAGCCCTAGCTGCTCTCAGACAGATTGAAAGTGGAGGCAACTACTCCGCAAGAGGTCCTGTAGTTGAAAAAGGTATGTACAAAGGGGAGAGGGCTGTAGGTGCCTACCAAGTTATGCCCGGTAACATCCCCTCGTGGACTAAGCAGGTGCTTGGCTACTCCATGACGACAGAAGAGTTTCTAGCTGACCATGACGCCCAAGATAAGGTAGCCTTGGCTAAGATGTCTGGTTCCTTCCGTAAGTACGGTAATTGGGACGATGCTGCTTCTGTGTGGTTCAGTGGGAGACCTATGGGTAAGAACTCCAACTCTCTGAGTGATGGTCATAACACAGTATCTCAGTACGTCTCTAAATTCAGAAAAGCCTACGGAGCACTCTAATGGAAATGAGCAAACCAATTCCCGGCCAGTCCCTTACCGTAGAGCCTCGTAAGTACCCTTATGAGAGACCTCCTGAGGTTAGTGACCCAGAAGAGGCTATGCAGCTTCATATCAAACGCCTCCAAGAAGATGAGATGCAACAGAGCCTCATTGATCTAGTTGAACTGGACCCTGAGGAGCATGACATCAAGACAATCACCACAGGACTCCTGAGGTCTGCTGTCGCCAATGGTGTTCACAGCTTGGATGTAAGTATGATTGTCGCCCCTGTTGTACATCAACAGATCAAGAACATCTTAGATGATGCTGATGTGGACTATGAGGAAGGTCTGGTAGACTACAAGAAGACTGCTAAAGATCGTAAGTCCATCGACAAGGCTAAAGGCAGAGCTAAAGCACAGAGGCTCCTTAAACAGTCTAAAGATGTAGACCTAGACAAACAACAAGAGGAAGAAGTGGAGGAAGACGGTAAGTCCGATAAACCCCCTGCATTCTTCTCCAGAAGAGGTAAGCGCTAATGTCTTTCGCAAAAGGTTTCGCCGCAGCGGTAGCTGACTCCCTTGATAGACGCGACAGGAAAGAAGAGAGAGCGGAAGACCGTAAGGCTCGCCGTGAGGATTTCCTATTCCAGTGGGGCCTACAGCGTCAGGCTGCTAAAGAAGACCGTAA